ATAATCTTTTTCAGGTCTTCCCTGTTATATCCATTTTTCTTTCCGTATCTCTGTGCGTACTTAATAATGTTCCCTATACAGAATCCTTCGCCATGTCCTGCATCGGCTATGAATTCAGTTGATTGTATCTTGTTCTGTGCGTAATGAGAACTATAGGTTTCGTCTATTCCATCCTTTAGTTCCTTTAGATATTTCTCTTCATCGAATACATAGTCAATACTCATTTTCTTATGGTTTCCCCAAGATAGTTTAGGAACAGAGAGTCCAGTATTTCTTCTTTCATTTCTTCGTAGTCTTCACCATGAACGGCTGGGTCGATGGTCTTGAGCACAAAATAATGGGACAGGACTTCATCTAGTCGTTTCATGTAAGGATGGTCTTTTGGGAATTGTGGCTGTTGTTTAGTGCTTTTCATGTTTTAAATCTACTACTATTTTTCACTTCGGGTTTGGGGCCGTGTACATATTTCATTGTGTAAACTGTATATCTTTTTCTATCATCACCCCATATCTTGTACGGAGCGCATGTCTCTATAAAATGATAATCTATGTTTAGTCTTAACCATTTTTTTCTTGGTATGGTGTGTAAGTTTTCTATCTTTTACCATTCCGCCAGATCTGATAATACTATTCCAACCCCAATGGCAATGGCCGTACCAAAGATAATAAGTGACCAAAAGATTAATTTTTGTTTCGTTCTTTTGTTATCTATTTCTTGTTGTTTCTGTGTTTGTTTTTCAATTTCTCTTACGATTTGTGGATCTAGTCCGCCAGGTTTCCTTGTCGCCATCTATTGTTGTTCCTTCTGCTTCTTGTTGGTTTGAGATTGAGGGCGTGTCGCTGGAACGACACTCCAGGCCCCCAAACTGATCGTTAATAACCTTCTGAGTCAGCATTCTGTTGTCTGTAATAAGAGTGTCGTTTTCTTCCTTTTGCATTCCCTAACCATCGGAAGTAAGTGCAAAGTGTACATTTGGGTGAACGTTTCCTCCAACCCTTACTCTTTCGTTTTCCTACTTGTTTTTTGCGGTGATTGGCCATGTTATTCCTCGTATTGTTTGCGGTGAATATTTAAGGCAATTCCAATTTCTGTCTGTGAAAAAAATCTTCAGAGTTCCAACTTTTGTCACAAATATACATATCGAAATGCGGTTTAGTCCCTACCTGTAAATCAGAATATTTTGCACCCCATCTTTGCAGTTGAGTTTTTGTAATATTCGTCATATCAAGTCCAGATTTACAACCCCTGGCAGTCCAATAAACTATGTGGTGTCCCTCATCAAATAGTCCGTTAATGCGTTCTATTCGGTCTAGGTAAGGTTCAACGTTAATATAACTTGATTCTATATCTTTAAAATCCTTGTGGTCATATCTCGTTGTACAAATACATCCATCCACATCTACATATATAATCTTTTTCTCAAAATTTTTGTATGTCATAAGTTGTCCCACATATGTAATCTTTCTTTTCATTCCATCCATTTCGGTGACTTTCCAACAGCACTATCTATATCTATCTGGAAAGAAGTTCTGCAACCACAGGCGCCTTTTGCGTGAGGATTATTAAATTTAAACCCTTTGTCTTCCAGCTCGTTACTCCATCCGATGGTTGTTTCTTTGATATAAAGGTGTGATTTTTTATCCACAAGTACATTAATTCCACACGACTCAAATTCCAAGTCGAACTTGCGTGGTCTATTATCAAATCCTATTGTATAGGTGAATCCCGAACAACCTCCGCCCTTGACTCCGAATCGCACGTATTCTGGTACTGGGGGAGGCTCCACGTTTATGTGTTTTCTGAGAACTTTGGCTGCATCTTCTGTGAGATAGATCATATCCCATGAACTTGATCATCTGATAACATTCTTTCCATACACGATTCGGGATAATTTCGGATACCAAGATCTTTTCTTTCTCGATATTTTTCCCAATCTTTAATAATTTTCAATCGTGCATCATCATCGTTCATTTCTTCTATCTCTTTTTGGAAATCTTTTACGACTGTTGTTGATTCCATTTTGTTACCTTTCTCCCATTATTTTCTTTTTGGAGTTGTTCGGTGAGCTCTTTTATTTTTTTCTCACATTTTATCAAATCTTTTCTCACTTCTACTCTTTCTGACATGGTTTCTTGTAGTGTTAATTCTTTTCTTAACAATTTTCTTTCCAGCTCCAAAGACACTCGTAGTTCTTCATGTATTTTTTCTGTGAGTTCTATTCTAGAATTGTCTATTGGCTCTTTTTTCATCTCTTTCATTTACTATTGTATCAGTTTTTTTCTTGTTTGTCAAGTTTTTAATTATTACCCCTTACTTTCTAATTCCCTAACACGATGTTCCAACGTAGAAATAGTAGTATGAATATGTCCTGTATCATGAGGCTCAAGTTTTGATTTTAAATGTGCTATTTCGGCCTTGAGTACTGCAATGTATGTTGTTATAGCTTTATCCATCTTTCTCCAATTCTTTTATTCGATTTTTCAGGGTAGTTCTTATGTACCCCAAGTATGGTATATCATCTGGTTTATCACTCAAACGTTTTTCCCATAACGCTAATTCTTCGTTTAGGATTGCAATTCTGAGTTTAGGAATACAAAGCATTATCCGTACCTAGTCCATTGTGGATCAATGTCATAATTTCCTGTCTTGTGTAATTTTCTGGTTTGAGTGCAAATAAAACAAAGTTGTCCTGCACCTTCTATGTATCCAGAACGATATATAATATTATCCGTTTTTTTATAGGAAGTTATTTTTCCGCAACTAATACAAATATCGTATTTTTCTTCGGCCATGTTTCCTCCATTTTTATATAATTTTCATTAGTCCTATTGTAAGGACAATTGCAATCCATAACAGCAAAACACTACATGCAAATAATTCTACTGCAAGAATCGTGTGATACCAAACCCACTTGGTTTCGTATTGTTTATCTCTTTCCAGTTCAATATCGGATTTCCCCCGTGATTGTTGTTGTGGGATTTTGGGCATCCAAATTCTTTCCCATTTTTCTTTTGTATTTCTTAAAAAACCCATTTTATCCTTCTATGAAGATATGATATTTTATAATCGTGTAAATGAACCCCACAAAAAATATTCCCATACCGATTTCATGTAACCTTTTATTATCACTTATCACCATCGGAGCCATGACAGCAAGCAAAATAACTCTACCCATAACCTTTAAAGAATATAAATCTCCCTTAAAGAATACAAAAAGATTTGCAAGAAGACAAACTTGTAGTGTCCATGCTAATCCTAATATAACTTTATGATTGTGGTAATAATATTCACGTAAATGTACTTCTTTATCTTTGTGTGCTTCCGCTTGTGGAGCAATTACTTCAGTAACCATAAAAAACAAAAATGGTACAGAAAGATATAATAGAAACGTGAGTAAATTCCATCCGTCATTTGAATAATAAGTCAAATCTCTTAACGGATAAGAAGTCCACCAAAATAGTATAATAGTAAAAAAGGTTATAAAACTAATCGCTGTATGTGGCCAATAAAAAAAGACATCATCATCTCCATCATCATTGTAATTTTTTGCAAGTAATGCACTGAAATTTATCATTAATCTTACCATAGACAAACCTAATATCACAAAAGCAATCATCGACAAATGTGAAAATGCTACCATTTATTTTTCCCATATGTTTTTTAGTATTTTACAGTTTGTAATTCAGAGTAATCTCAAAGGATTTTGCTCAAATATTGCCCAAGTTATAATGATAGGAAGCCCATATTTCCAAATGAACAAAGCAATAAAATCTATTCCCATTCTGGCATTATCTGATTAATATTTTCCACCATCTTGTTTTATTCGTATCATTTGACCGCTTTTTTCTATTGTTTTAGCAAACTCAGTTGCAGCCGTTATAGTTGAAAAGAACCTTCTAGAAATAATGTTTGGGTCTGGTTCAACCCAATGAAGTTGTTCTTTCATTTGAGCATGACTACCATTATCTGTTTTATTGGTATCATTCCAATATTCTACCCAAAAGTTCATAATCTCCTCCTTTTTTTATCGATTTGTGAAAAGGTCTTGTCCAGATTCCGTTAATTTTTTCTTTACATCTCCAAGATCAAAGAACTTTCCATGTCCTGCACTCATAAACGATTTTCCACTCTGAAAAAGTTCAAACTGTCCTCTTTCTCCTTCTTCTATTGCACACGTATCTGGAAATAAACTATTAATTGCAGCGGACAAACTTGTCGCTTGTGGTCTGTAGTTTCAAGAACCACAGTATTTTATTACCCACATTGATTTCTCCTTATTTTTTTTGTTTGGTAAATTTTTTGGAATAAGGTAGAGGAGTGTTTGCAAAGACACATTCGGCCTTGATATCTCCTAATGTATTTTTATGCTCCCAATAGAGAGAACGAACATATTTTGTTTTCGATTCTCGCCCCTTGTGTAGTAAATCGTTTATCTGTTGTTCAATGTCTATACATTCTTGGAAATCTTTAGCAGGATGTTCAAGTCGAGTATAACTAATATCTCCTTCAGTAGTTCCTGCAGCAATTGTAAGATACACTAATATTATCCACTTCATTATCTTCTCTCCGCAGGATTATCTTTCCATCTTTTATGATCCGCATTTTTCATAGTAGCTTTAATGTATGGGTCATCGGTCTTTCTTCTATTCCTTGAATGTATCTCATCTATGTCTACTATGGGGTCATAACCAAGTGGATCTAGAATCATTTTCTGATTTTCTTTTTGTATATGTCTCCACACCAATCTATTACCAGCTATTGGTACTGGTTCAACTTCTTCCATTATACAATCGATGTCCAAGCAGATCAATGGGGCATCCAATTATTCGACACATTTCGTATATACTCATCTACTTCCTTGACCTCGATATTTTTTCCAACACTTTTTTTTGTGTTTGTTCTTTGGTCGAGTGTTTTTAGATCTTCCTATAGAAGTTCTTTTTGGTATCGTTTTATTTTTTTGTTGGGATCTTCCCCACGTTGATTTAGCCATCTTTCAAATCTTTCTTGTGACTGTGTTCTATTTGCACCCTTGAAATTTCAGCATGCAAACTTACTAAATCAATTGTTGTTAAATGATGTAATCCCTCTTTGATCGCCGACATTACTTGTTCGTGTGTCATGCCGTTAAATATACTTGGTTTATATCCCATCCTTGTATAATGCTTTCATGTAGAGCCAAAACCCTACAGTTCCTTCATTCCCTTCGTGTTTAGTCTTTTTCTTTTGAGTCATTGTTTTATCTTAGAATTGATACTGTTCAATTTTCATTGGTGGTTTTGGCACAAAAAATACTTCATAAGCATAATTTACTATAACACCAATCGTGATTATTGTAAGAATTGTTAAAATTGTTTCTTCCTTCATGTATTCCAGCCGAGAGGTTTATCACTATTGAGGGGAGTAAAAGATTCTCCACAACCACATACTGTTCCTTTAGAAGTCCGTCTAAACACAAACCCCTGTTGTACTAAATTCTCTCTA